CTACTAAAGTAGTTTCTTGTGAATGAGTACAAGTTACTATTCTTTCATAAGCATTATTAATTCCTGTTGTTGTTACTGTGTTTGTACTACCCCTTACCGATCCATTTAAGACAACCGATTCTGTAATTGTTGTTACTAAGTCTGCCATTTTTATTTATATTTTAATTGTTATTTGTGGTGGTATTATTTTAATTATTACTTTACCTATCTTTATCTTATTTAATCTCTTTAGTATCTCAAACATTATTGTATTGCATCAGTTGTTGCTTGTGGTGCTATACAAGTATTGTATTCATTTTCTATTATTACAGGTATTGTAAAAACCCAACCTGTTACTGAGTTGTCAAATCTTTCTGTGAATGGCTCTATCGTTATATCTCCATCAGTAAAGTATTTAGGTAAAGCATTTACTCCTTGATTAGATAATAATAGACTTTCTCCATTTTTAAACGTACCTATTAAATCATTACATATTTGTAAACAATTTGATAATACTTCTTGCTCATTAACCAAGTCTGGAAATACTAAGTCCATTATAAATATCTGAAAGTTTAAAGTCATCTCGTGATTACCTGCTACTGCATTAACTGGATTAATGTGCATCAAAGGGAAAAAAGTGTTTTTAGATAAATCAATCTCCCACAAATCTCCTGTGGTTACTGTCTTAATCATATAGTGCTGCTGCCCTAATTTCTTTAAGGTATCAATAGTATTGTTGTAATCTTTAAAGTATGTCATTTTGTTACTGCTTTAGTTTCATTTAAATCTGTTTCATAAGTTAGCCAAGTTAAACATTCATACAAACTAAGATTAGTTATCTTTTCTAGATTAACTATCTCCCCATTTGTCAATCTATACATTACACCAAACCAATTCCACTTTTTGCTGAATTGCTCTGTTGCAGATTGTCTATCACTTTCTTGCTCAGTTCCATTAAATATAACGGCAAAAGTATCGCAAGTTCTTGTACGAAAATCCAAAAAAAAACCAAAGAACTATTTACATCTCTTGCTTTCATCTTCTTAAACTTCTCTGCTCTTATTCTAGTTGTTGCACTATCATAAGCCTTAATACTATAATACTTTCCTTCTTTCTCTACAATAGGTCTATACAATACAGACATCAAATTTTCTAAATTATTTTCTACTCCATTTTGTATATAAGTTTCAATGTCAGCATATTCTCCGAGGCTAATTTCTGATAAATCAGGATGAAAGCCGTATTCTACTCCATCAACCTTAATTATATTTTTTAACTTAGTATCTTCACTTTCTTGTAATTTAGCTATTTTATTTAAAATCTTTGATATATCATTTAAACTTAACTCCTTTATTAAATTTGTAGGTATATCTGATAATGTTTTAATTGTATCTAATGCTTCTTTAGATTTAGATTTGTTTTTATTATTAATAAGTTTTGCCCATTTCTCTAATGTTACATCATCCCAGCTATTTATTAGATTGTATGTTTTTTGCTTACCTTCTTTCTTAATCTTTACTTGCATAATATATAATAGAATTAATTGATATTTAGTTTAAAATAGTATATTTGTATGTTTTCATAATCGTTTAAAGTTTTTTTAAAAGGTGTAGCTTCTAAAGTTGCACCTTTTTTATTGCACATAATACTTACCTAAGTTTGGATTATCTAAATGGTATATAACATTATACCTTACTCCATCTATTGAATGATTGTAATTGTCTACATATAGCTTAGAACCTTTGTCAGCATAAACATAGTTGTTTAATTCTTTAGCTATGTTAGTAGATTCTGGTGTAACAATTAATTGATAGTCTTGCATACGAGTAATACCACTTTCTATAGTTCCTTTTTTAACTGGTTTAATGTTTACACCTAAATATCTTAAATCTTCTATTAGTCTAGGCTCTGCACTATCTGCAATAATTAACTTGTTTTCTACCTTTTTAAGTATTATTTCTGCTAATTCGTGCGATTTTAAACCATTTCTATAAATATGTTCTTTTAAGTATATCTTCATTTTCTTCTTATCTATAGCTACCTCAGTTAAACTATCAGGATCAACAGAGAAACCAAAGTCCATACCACAAGATGTTTGTAAACCATCAGGATTAAATTCTCCTAACACCCAATTACTAAACACAACACCTTCAGCTTTGTCAAGCCAACCACCCATAATTTTATGAGTATATTTTTTAAAGTTTATATCTTTAAGTCTATATATTCTATCTAAAAAACTTTGTGATAGGTTTTCTTTATTATCTAAGTAATTTGTATGTATATAACAAACGTTATCCTTAACACCATTAAAACCTGCTGATACACCTCTATCTTCAAAGAATCTTTTATATATCCAATGTTCTTTTGTAACTGGATTTAACACAAGTATAATTCTATTTTGTACATTCTTTTGTCTAATACTAAGATCAATAGTATCAAATATGTTTTCATCTACAAGTTCTTCTGCCTCATCTAATACCCAAGTAGATGTACCTTGTAAAGATTTAAGTGATGCAGTTTGATTTCCTGCTGATGTTTTAATACCTCTAAACAATATATCACTATTTGTTGATGTATTGACAACCTCTGACTTATTGATGCTAAATATATTATCATACCCTAATAGTCCTATCTTTTCTAAGAACTCAGGTATAATAGATAGATGGGCAGATACCATTGTAAACCTTGTAAACAACACTCTTACCCCTTGTGTCATTGTTAGTAGTGTTAAGAATACGCTAACGGCATAAGACTTGCCTGATCCTCTACCACCAGTTATAATGTAGTACCTAGATTTAGCAGAAAATAATGCACTATACTTTTTATTCAGTTTCGGATTCAACAAAGTTTATTATAGGTATGTTTATTGTTTCGCTATTACTTGTAACATCTACTCGTTGTTGTGGTTTACCATAAAAGTATTCAAAGAATAATTTAACTGCCCATTGTTCTCTGTTCTTTAAGCCTTGTTCTAAAGACTTTAAAGCATCAGGATTCATAGGTGTTAAGTTCTCTATTAGTTTTTGTTCTTCAGCTTTAGCCTTTCTACCTGCTCCTTCTCTTTTACCACCATGTGTCATTTGAAATAATTTGATTAATCAAGATATACTATATAATAGAAATATCTCTTATTTGTTTTTATCGTTGTAGCTTGATTTTAAGTATGTTATTCTCTTTTTCAAGGAACTCTACAGTAACTCTTAATTGTGCTAACTCTGTTTTTAATTCTAGCATAGTCATAACACAATCATCTTTATATGTTTCAAGCTTATCTACTCTTGTTCTAAGATCATCTCTGTATATTGTTTGTTCTGTCTTATCTTCTTTATCTTTCTCTCTTTTGTTTCTTATTAAAAATTCGTAGAACTTCCAACCCCCTGCTCCAAACATTACAGATATTGCAGTAATTATTATTGTTGTTATGTTATCGTTCATAATAGACTTTTATGTAATTGTTCTTTTTTTAGTTTAAGATATATCCATAGCCACATAGAGAAGTACCAAGATGTAATAAGTAATGCCCTAAAATCTAATAAGTCAAAATTTTCCTCAGTATAAATACTTAGACAATATCTTACAGTAGAAAACAAATATAAGACTAAGTACATACCTATAAACCTTATTAAGTAATTTAAATTGTTTAAAGATAAAACTATAGATAAAGAAAGTATAAGGTATGTAAGGTATAACCAATATGTATTAGGCTGCCCTAGTTCTAACCAATAAGAATATTTAGTCCATAAGACTTGATTGTTAAGACAGTCGCTTATACACCACCAGAACAATAAACTGTGGTAGTCAAAGTAGACCAAGATGTTCTTTATGTTATTAAAGTAATTTCTAATTATATTCATTGGGTAACATTAATCTTATTCCTAATTCTGTTAAAGCCCATATCCTTATCTGTTCTGCATACACTTCAAAGGCTTTAGTGTTTAGTGTTGCCGTACTTCCTATCTTACTTATGCCTATCTTCTTATCGTTTATCTCTAACATCTCCCATTCTTGCAGAAACTTAGCCCTTAGTATATCGTGCATCTCTTGTGGGAAGTAGCCAAGTGAATTACCTAATTCTTGCACTATACATTTCCAATAGTAATTGTTCTGCATATTTGATCTATTGTTTCTTTGCTTCTTTACATCAACTATATAATCATTACCTAACTCCTTTAAATAGTTTATTAGGCTTTGCTTATCTTTATCATCCTTTATTACAAACTTCAAGATATTGTATCTTTAGCCCTGCTCCAAAGTTTATCATTCTTATTAGATAGAGTAGGTTCTGTTCTTTTAATGTTAGGAAAACCACCAAACTTAAAAATTTCTTGCATATATTCTCCACACTCTGGACATTCAGTTCCTACATTAACTACTTTAGAATTTATTACTTTCATTACAACTCTACTTAATTCTTTTTGTATTTCACATTTATTACATTGATATTTTAACATATTGGTTTTTTATTTAATTCAACTCTTTGTTTTCCATTAGATTTAGTTCTTGTATCTTTTCTGCCTAATGTATTCCAACCTGCAACAGGATAAGAAAAACCAAACTGCATTATAAAAACATTATAAATTTTAGTACAATATAATTTATTATTTTTTGGCATTTTTTTTATTTAAATTTTTAATTCATTATTTAAAATAAAGAGGAGTATTAATAATAAAATTAAAGGATGCTCTTATACACCCATTACTTTCAAATGGCAAAATTGCCTACTCCCCTTTATTTATTTTCAATTCATCTAACTCAAACTTCAAATGATTTATCGCTTTTTCTATACACTTTTCTGGAGAACTGTGTTTAAAATTAGCCCTTAACAAATAAGTAACTGCATTACCAATATTCCAACTTAACTCCCAATCTGATATTACTTTTCTAGCTTCGTACTTATAATTCTTTCCTATATAATAATCTGGTATCTTACTCATATTTTTCGTATATTCTTTTAATTCCTTTGTAACAATCATTAAGGCAACTGCTGCAACTTGTACCTGTATCATAATTTGTTCCATAAATTACATTAAACAATTCAATCATTCTTTTTTTAGTTGCTTGATTTTTTGCAACACCTTTATTTATATTTTTCCAAACTAACATAACTTCTTCTACTAAATGATTAGGTATATCATCAGGCTGCTCTATCTCTTTTGTCTTTAACCAATATCCTTGTGGACATTCTTGATTCCCTAATCTAGCTTTAATAGACATAAAACATAAACAAACTTTACAACTTCCAGTTGGCTTAAAATAATAATCACAAGCCTTACAAATATCTATTCTGTCTTTATAAATTTCATCTTTGACAAAAAACTTATTCATCTAAAAGTTCTTTAAGTTGTTCTCTTACCTTGTCAATAGTAGTAAATAAACTGTTTCTGCTTATACCAGTCTTTTTAGCTAATCCTGATAAAGTATTGCCTTCATAGTAATATAGCTTAAAAACATCTCTATCGTACCAATACAAGGATTCTAATGCCTTATCTATTTGTTCTAGTTTCTGCCATTGTACATACTCCTCTTGATTAGGTATATTATATAAATGCTTTTGATTAGATGTTTCCCCTGTCTTTACAATATCATAAGTTATAGTACTTGTTTGTTCATCTAAATTTTTATAATAAATATTAAATTTATAATAATAAGGACTTCTGACACTTGTAAAACTTCTTCTTAGTATTACTGCTCCATACCTTATTAAACCTTTCTCTCCATCCTTAATCCAAATATTTTTTAAAGTAGATTTGTTCATCTGCATAAAATATAATAGACATTCTTGTACTACCTCATCAATATAGTTTATGTCTTTAGTAAACTTATAAGACATCTTCACAAAAGTCTTTCTACAATCTGCTACTGCTTGATATACTTCAGTCATTTTTATTTTCTAAATCAGCCAAATTTAAAACTAAATCAGCTAAATACTTATCTAATAATCTTTTATATGTACTTAATGATTCTTTATTTCTTTTTGTTTCAATACCTGCAAAATAACCATTACAACAAACTGATAAATTAATAGGTAGTATCATTAACCAATCATTCCAATTACCTATTCTTTCATCTACATCTTTACCATAAGCATTGTGATACTCTATAATTAAATTTACTACATCACAAAAATTATCATATTTTAGATCAGAAGAACATTCATCTACAAAAGATAACATTAAATTTAAATATTCACTAACATATATTTCATGTTCAGCATTAGCGAAAATAGGCTTTATCATTTTCAAATATAATCATTATAATTATTCTATATTTTTTTCTAATTTCAATTTATTAACAATTGATTTGTAATAAGTTATCTTTTCCTCATAATCTATTCTAGACATTTTTACTATTTTCCTTGCTTCCATTTCTAATGATTCAGCAGTTCCTTTCCCATATTTATTATCAATGTAAATACTCATTTTATATTGCTCTCCTTGTGAAAAACAATTACAAGCTATACATTGTACTGCACAATTTTGTTCATTCCATCTTGTAGAATGATGTCTGCGAGATTGAAAATGTCCGTTTTGCATACCGACCTTGTAGTGTCCTAACTTACCACAAGTACAACAACTTACAATTCCTTCTGGAGTAGATAATTTTAGCCTAATGTAAAGACTAAACCACTTATCTAATTCTTTCTTTAACTTACTAATAGTCTTTACCCCCATATTAATTTTTGCTCAAATACTGGTTTAGGTTTAAAATATAGATACTTAGCTATAGTAGTTTGTCTGCCAAATCTAGATTCTACTTTTAAATCAGATGTATGTATTCTATAACCATCTTTTTTTAATTTATATATAATATCAGAAAGTCTAGTAGCACCATATTCCTTTATGGCTTCCCAACTTGTAATATGTCCATAATTATTTAAATGCCATTTAATAGCATCTTTTTGAGTTTTAACTTGATCTTTAGTAATTTTAATTGTTTTCATTTTAATTAATTTAAGATTTAAATTTTTTTAATTCTTCTTCTGTAAAATAATTATTGTTCTCTAATTTATTAGTATTTTTTTTTGCATCATTATATAAATCTATATTTTTTTCTTTTATAAATTCTTCAAATACTTCAAACCAATGAAGTTTTGAAAGTTGTTTGCTGCTTATTTTTTTTTCATTTAAAAATAAATATTCTACAGTTTCATAAAGTTTTTTATAATTTTCTTTCATAATTTAGTTATTTTAATAATTTTAAAGGCTCTTGATAAAAAGGTACATTCTTTTGATTTAATGTTTCTGTTTTATAAATTGCCTCGTTAATAGTTTTTTTATGTGAAATAATAAATCTGAAAAATGTTTTAATATTTATAAAAGGCTCAAACTCGCAATACCTTACGCCTACATGAAAAGATTCCTGTATTTGATTAAATGACATTCTTCTAAATCTATTTTCTTTTTGTAAATCCTCTGCAAATATCTTAGCAAGAGATGCCATTGTATTAGCATCTGTTCTATGTCCTAACTCTACTGAAGTCTTAGCTATTAAATCTAAAGTTTTTTTTATTAGTTCTTTAATGTTTTCATCTTGTAATGCTTTCATTTTTTTAATTTATATTTATTCATATCATTCATTTGCCGTATATAAACTTTAGCCCTATACTCTGGAGTAATGTCTACAAGATTATTATTATATTCCTGCTTACCACTATATTTAAAATAATTATCTAAATCTATAACATTTTCTTTATATAACTTTTTAAAATATATTGCTTGTTTTATTTCATCTATATAACTCATAATAAATTTTTAGCTTTTTGCCATTCATTAATCTGTGAATCTAATTTAGATGTACCTATTTTTTTTGGCTTATCCCATTTCTTAGAATTTTTCTGCCATCTGGATAATCTTAATTTAATTTCAAATGTTCCTTGCTTTTGAAACCTCATCTTTTTAATTCCTTCTGTCCAATAACTTATAAAATCTTCTTTCATTTCTTTTGGGTAATCAAAAAACATAACTTGATTAACAAATTTTTCCTTTATAGATATATTATTACTTGTAGTATTAATACTTGTAGTATTATACTCCATCTTTTCGTGTATAGGGCTATCCATTATTTTCGTGATACTTATACATCTTCGGATGATTTGTTTATTAATATCTTTTTCTATATCTATATTAACAAAACCATAACTCTTTAAATCAGAAACCCAAGAAGATATAGTGTTTTTACTTACATTATATAAATTAGCAAAGTAATTATTTGATGCAAAACAATAACCATGTTTATTACTTAAAGCAGTTATCTCTCCAAATAATAATTTAGCATTAGGCTTTAATGTTGAATACCTTACGTTAGCAGGTATAATAGCATAGTAACTAGGATTATCTTTCATGTAGTAATTATGTCTATAGAGTAATCATAGTCCTTTAATGATTCATTAATAATATCAATGTTATTAGAAAAATCTAAATAGTTAGTATGTACAAAATGTTTTATATTTCTACATTTTACTTTTATTTTTACTTGTGATTTAATAGTAGTCTTAATTCCTGCATCTATTAAATGTCTAATAAGATCATCTCTATTTTTAAATACTAATTTAAACTTCTCTTGTTCTAAATAAGCATTATATACTTTATTAAAAACCTCTCTATAAACAGGAAAAGATTGATAATTATGTTTATGGGTTTTTCTATAATGTATAACTGATGTTCTGTCTTTTTTTATAATATCAGCTATTGTTTCTGGATGTATGTCTTTAGCTATAATAGCAATAACTGATGCTACCATTCTAGGCACTAATATCTCTTGCTTTCTAGTTCTAAAAGATAAAGAACCTTGTTGCAACCCTACTAAATTTGTAGTAAGGTCGCACAATGATTCAAATTTTTCTCTATCAGTCATATTAGAATGGTAGATCATCGTTAGTTATTTCATCTATCTTGCTTTTTAATCTACTATCAAAATTATCTGATTTATTTTCTAATCCCATAACCCAATTATAAAACTTCTCTGCATTATGTAAAACTTCTTCAGCAGTACAATCATTATTAAAGTCTACTGCTGATTTTAAACTTGACTGTCTTACAATTAACTTCTGTACATCATCTGACTTTTGTGGACTTGACTGTGTAGGATTATTCTTTTGATAATCAGTTACAATCTTAATACTTCCTTTGTCGTTAATAGTGTAAGAAATTTCTTGTCCACTTGTTAATTTAGATTCATTTGATTTACGATATATTTTACCCACATCTTTGTTTTCTAATTCTACTTCAAAAACATAAAATTCTTTAAACATTCCAGAACCTTGTACATTTACTACTTTACTATTTTTCATATCTATTTATTTTGTTATTATTAATTGTCTATTATTATCTTCATACATCTTTAACATTTCTTCTGTTAAGTTATAGGAGTAAGTTGCAGTTATATTTAATATAGTATTGTCTTTACATCTCTGTAATTCTGTTCCAATTACTATAGCACTACCCCAACATTTTTCTTCATCTGCTGAATAGAATGGTCTACCATTAGCCTTACAAAGCATATTGTGTTTTTGCTTTACCCCTCTAGTATCTTTAAAGTAGTATAACTTAGCCTCTACTATTTTATCATCACATTCATCATATATCTTTTGTAAGGCTTCTTGATGCTCTTGTTCTATCTCTATAAGCCTTTCTGCACTTGGAGGAGTAGGTATATATATATCTCTCATATCTAAATTCGTGTTAACCATTTATCATTTAAATGCTTTAAATACTTAATTGCGTAAAACAATTCTTTTTCATTGTATTTAAACTTTGCAAATTCTATATTAAAACAAAAAAACCTTTTATAGATTATTATAGAATCTTTATTGGATATTAATTTATATTTCATAATCCTAAAATATTATCTATTAAACTTGGTAAAATTGCAATAACTAAAACAATTACTGTTACTAAAGTAAAACAAGCAATTGGTACTAAAATGTTTATTAATTTATTCATATTATTTATTGATAAATGTTCCTTTGTTCCAAGTATGTTCTACAAACATTCCGTCAAGAGTCATAGTTAGATTGCCTTGAGCAGTTACGAAGAATTCAGCTAATTCAAATCCTGTTACTTCTTTGATTCCGTTGATGATTTGTGATTTAGTTAACATTTTTTTAAGTTTTAAGTTAGTAATTATACTGCAAATATACAATACTTTTACATATCAACAACTATATTAACATAAATACTTACAAAGTTATTAACAATTACTGTGTTAAAAGTATAGGAATGATTTAAGACATTTTATGTCTTTACTAGTGTAATACTATTAAAAAAGAATATAAAGTCTTATAAGGGCATTAAAAGACTTATAGGAGTTGTTCCGTTGTTTAATACTACTGCACAACCTATAGATTGTTTACGAAAATTTTTTGCATAAGCTGCTGCATAAGATTTATGATTTACACCACAACCTACTTGCATACCAAACACTCTGTACTTTTTTCCACAAAACCATTGAACATAAGCAGCAGTATGTGTATGACCACAAACTGATGACATCATATTATTTTTAGCTTTTGTTGATGCTTGACCACCTTCTCCGTGTTCATACAATACATCATTATATATAACACTTTCTACCCAATTCCATTTAGGTGTTTTTAAAACATCATTATAAGACTTTATCCAAGCTGATGGGATACCACCTGTCATAGCTTTTCTTGCAGCCATTCTATCGTGGTTTCCTATTAAAACATCTGCATTAGGAAATGCTTTGTACCATCTTGCTATTCTTTTAATAGCATAACTTAACTCATCTCCTGCTGACATACCATCTGGATCAGATTCGTGATATGAAAATCCGTGCGAATCAATACAATCTCCTATGAATATTACTTGATTACAGTTCCAAGTTTCATACTGTTCTACACACCAATCAAGATACTCATCAAGACAAAAAGGTTCGTGCAAATCTCCTATTACTAATATATTACTTATCTTTTGCTCTCGCAGTTTTTGAATGACTTGTATCTCGTGTGGCTTTAATCTGTATCTGTTATTTTTTTCCACTATCAGCTAGTCCTTGCGCACCTGTTAAAGCAACTAATGACCAGAACATTTCTGTAACGTGAACCTCATCAATTCCTAAAACTCTAGCTACAAAAGGAATTACTATTGCTGCTATAGTGTACCATACTTTACGACTTTTTAAAATTTTACCTATTAAATATTGTTTCATTTTCTTTGTTTTAAATTAATAACTCCAAATAACATTACTGTCTTTACTACTATCTATATCAACGTGAATAAATCCTTTCTTAAATGCTATGCCTAGCCTATTAAAGCCGACTTCTATAAGTGCATTAATAATTAAGAATCTATCTCTTGAACTTTTTGGTAAATATATATCTACGGCTAAACCTTTTATATGACTAGAACCTACTCTACCCCCAACTTTAAGATTCCATTCTACTGTTCTATAACCACTTGTAATTTTAAAAGGTATTCCTGCTCTTTCTCTTGCTTGATCTAATAATCCTATCAAAACTTTATTCATATTATTCCCACTTCCTTCTACATCAGGACTATCAAACTCAGATATTTTAAAATATTTCAAAATTATTTTTTTGAATTTCTTTTTTTTTGATTATACCATTTGTCTATTGTATAGGCTATTGATACAACTAACAGGATAATCTTTAAAGCTATTTCTATGTTACTGAATGTTGTTACGCTTAGAATTACTGAATTTACCCCTATTACTTCTCCCACTTCCTTTGTTACTAGATTTATCGGCATTTGTCAAGTATGATTTTAATTTTATTTTATTTACTTCTTTAATTTTATAATGTTTCTTCATTAATTATATGTAGTATCTAAAAAATCTCTTATTGTTATTTTATGATCATTAATTCTTATTCTTTCAAGATTCATTCCCTGATAATATGAATTAGAATCAGGAGAAATATCACTTCCTGTGTTCGTACTATATTCAGGATAAAGATTTGAATTATCACATAAATAAGAAACAAGCCTTTCTGTATAAAATTGAGCAGTATTTGAAACTTCTGATCTTAAATCTTGTGCATCTGTTCTTGATAAAGGATTAGAATTTTCAGCAGTTTTCGCAACTACATTATTGTTTTGTACCTTATATCTTAAAAAAGGTAAAACCTCATAGAAACTGTAATGTATTAAAACATCAGCTATGTAATCATCTAATAGTAATTTATAGTTAGCATTTCCAACATTACCTATTGTACCTAATTTAATCATTTGTTGAATTGCTACAAATAGATTAGTTCCTAATTTTGTTTCTATATACTTTTCTTGTGCAATTCTTACATAAGGCAACAAAAATTGAACGTCTACATTCATATTGATTGCAGTAGAATCTTTTAGTTTATCTTCTGATATAAATAGTACGTATGCCATAATTATCTTCGGTTTTTAAATCCGTTATTTTTCATTCTTTTTGGTGCTTTAGCTACTTTGTTATCATTCTTTTGAGCAGTAAATCCTTCTGACCTAGCTTTAGTATATCCTATCAATTGACTAGGAGATATATTACTCTTAGCATTAGTTAGTGAAGTCTTATAAATTTGTCTAAGCCAATAGTGATGGCAATTTCCACCTCCTTTCCAAAACCATATAGAATATGTAGCTGAATCCCCTTTAGGTCCCCAACCTTTATTAACTTCCATACTTCCCATATTAATAATATCTTGTTTACGATATATCTTTTTTGCTGAAGTCATTAGTCTACAAAAATCTCTAGTTTCTCCTTTTTGTGATAAAAAATTATCTTTAGCATAAACATATCTTACTTTATAATAATCATTAAATGATTTATTTACTCCATCTTGATTGTTTTTACCTCTAGTTTTTGCATTAGGTCTTGCAATACCTGTAGATGCTAATTCAGTTTTATCGTTAGCAAATTCATTAAGACTTTGCTCAAAATCAAAATCTTCATGTTCATCTTCTACTTTTTCTTCATCTATTAATTCCCAGTCTTTAGGTATATCTTCCATTGATTCTAGAAATACATCTAATTCTGTTTTACTAAAATTCATTAACTCATCATGACTTTCACAAGCCATAAAGACATTTTTACCTTCGTATTCATGTTCATGGTAACCACTACACCCAAGTCTTTCAGCATGAGCAATAGCTTCTTCTTTTGTATCATAAACAGGCTTTCCATCAATCATTCCCACTTTACTATAATCATCTTCTTCTACCACCTGATCTTCTTCTAATGGAGCAAGTCCTAGTTCTTCACGAATTTCTGCTTGAGTCATAACTGATCTCATATCTTCTATAGTAAATTGAGTAGTAATAGGTTTAGCTTGAACAAATGAAATAGGCAAGTCCATGTTATTTATTCTAAAAATCTTTGCTAAAACTCTTAATATTTGAATCTGGAAGCCTTTTACTACTGTATTTAAGTATACTTCAAAAGCACTATTTAGTTCATCAACATTAGAACCTAATCCTGTATCTGATTTAATTCCTAAAAGCATTGGTGAGGTAACTCTATGTCCTGTCAAAATGTTCTGCACCAAAAGTTCTTGTAAAGCCAAATACTGTTTGTCAGCATTACTTACAGATATTGGAAATATATCAGGAGTTCTAGTTTTATCATCTGAAAATGTAATTATCATTTTACCTGAATTAGAACTACCTGAAAATTTAGCTGCAAGACTTCTTTCTAAAGAAATTCTTTCTTCTTGTGTTGGTACTCCGTTAGCAAAATTAATCATAAATGATCCACTAAAGCCATTAGCTATATTGTTTAGATGGTATTCAGATACTTTCTGATCTACCATAGCCCAATTGTTTGCTGCTATGTAATCAGGTGTATGGTAGACGTCCATATTAGGACTATATAAGCCACTATATAGTAATTGACTAGCACCTGTTCTATCATTACTATTAAATGCAGCTATTTTAGTAGGTTTATTTAATCTAGTATCACTCCAATCAGCAGAAACATAGTAATAGTCTACAACACCCATTTCATTTGGTATAGCACTTCTTACCCTTTCTACTGGTATATGATAAAGTTCAACTATTTCTGTTTTACCTTTATTCCAAATTAAATGTAATGCAAAAGCACCTTGTAATTTAAAATCTAAACTTATTTTTTTTATTATCTCATGTAATGATTCTTTACCATTAGCATTATAAAAGAAATTTTGCAGCTTAACATACCTTTCTAAATTATCTTCTTTACCATCTTCATCAATTATTATGTCATCTCCTGCGATCATGTCAGCAGTTCCATTTATAATAGCAGCATGAGTACTACTTCCATAATAAAGGTCTATTAAAAATTGTGGATATAAATTAGACCATTCTTCTGTTCCATATTCTATCCAATCTTTACCTCTTACTTCTTCTACTATAGGTGAAGTTACGCTTGATAAATCTATATTTAGTATGTTTTCCATTTTTTTTTATTCTTGTTCAGGTGTCCAAGCAGCAGTATTTACTATTACTAGGATTTCCTCGTGAGTATATTGATCTAATCCATCTAAAAAAGTTGGAGTATCGCCCTCAAATTTAGCAATAAATAATGTACCATCTACAGACCTTCTAACAGTTGCAGCAGAATCTTCTACTATTTGTGAGAAATCACATACAGGATTTCCTTCTGCATCTACTTCAGCTAATAATGTTACTAATGGTGTTGTATATATCATAATTTTATTTTTATGCAGGGTTATTTGGTGTATCTAAGACTATATCTCCTGCTACCATATTAGTCATTGTTCCGTAATTGTTTTCTGTGAATAAATCTATTGTTACAGGTAATCCTGTTGTCTTAGCATAAGTTTCTGCCTGTGTTTGTTCTTCTAACTGTGAACCCCAAATTAAAACTTCATCTCCTACTACTGCAACACTTGGTGCATCTATCCTATATTTAACAAAAGATGTTGGATTAGCAGATAAAGTCAAAGTAGCTTTATACCTAACCCAATCATTAGTCAAAACAAATTGAGAAGATTGTTGTGCTTCTGCATAGTTATCTCTTACTAAAAAGAAATTTACATTTTTACCAATACTACTTCCAACACCTTTAGCATATACACTTAAAGTAAAAGTTTTATTTGTAGTATTTATATCTGTACTAACAAAAGGGTCTGTACCTGTAGCAATTAATTTAGTAGCATTATTAGTGCCTATTGGACTTATTCCCTGATTACTTGCAACTGTAACTTGATTTTTAGTGTAACTGTTAAAATCTTCACTATAAGTAATTAAGTTAGTAGTTGTTGCTTTTCTTACTGCTGCTATACCATAAGATGGTAAGTAAGTTGTTGCTTGTGTTTGTTCTTCTACTTGAAAACCCCAAACATAAAATGTAGAACCTGCTTGAGCTCCACCTACAAGTCCTATATCTACAAAATTATAAGTACCAACAGGTGCTCTATTAGTTAAAGTAGTTGTTGTTACTCTTTGCCATTCATTTGTTAAATTAATTTGAACATTATTATTATCTGTTATATCTATTGCAACTTGCGAAACACTACCACTAGACTTTACAAAAACAGATGCAGAATAAGTTTTACCTAGTTCTACAACATTATTTGCTCTTAAAACTAAAGCATTAGTACCTCCCGTAACTAAAGTGCCTGTGTTAGTTCCATCAGGTGCAATAGTTTGGTTTGGTGTAATACTTGAACCACCAATTTTGCTATAAGAAAAACTACCTACAGTACCATTAAAATTTTCTGAAAAAGGCACTATATTAGTAGTAGGTATATGTGCAATATTAGGACTTGTTTGGTCTTGAATACAAGGAAACTTATCTAATATACCATCTCCCATTCTATAGTAGTTTCTAATCTTAGTTAGTGGATATTGGTTAGTAATATTACCCTCTACCATATTGGTCATTAAGGCAAAGTTATCATTTCCATCTGCTAATTCTTGAACAGATACATTGTCAATTACTAATGTGGTTACATCATTTCTACCACCAATAGCTAAATAATAATAAGTTCCTGTTGAAGTCCATATTATCTGATGACTTCCAATTCCTATATCTCCACTTGACCATATTCTATCACTATACTGAATATTATCAGTATCAGAAGTACCAACCCTAATTTGTGAAGGTACATTACAAGAAACAACAGTTAATTTAATTAAATATTTTTTCCCTAATATAAAATTGTTAGCAGAAAAAGCAGTACCATAATTACTACTTGCACTTGAACTTTGTATGTCTAATTGTTCATTAGATACTGATAAAGTTGTTTGTGCATTACCAACCCAAGCTGTTGTACCATTTGAAAAATCTCCATTAACAACAGTATCAACTCCTAAAGCAGAATTAGTTTGGTCAAAAATATAAGGGTACTCATCATTAGTACCATCTCCCATCTTCCAATATCCTTGTAATCCTGTGTTTACTTCTGATACTGTAATTTTGTCTATTGAAAAATTTACATTAGCATCTCCATTTGTTTCTCCTTGTAAAAATAAATTAGTACTTGTAGCATTTATATAAAATGTATAAGTTCCATTAGATGTTACCCTATCTGTTATTTGAGGAAATCTAACTCTTACAGAACCACTAGAATAATTAAAAACAGTAAACACTACTTTGTAATTTTTACCACTTGTAATTATATTATTTTGTGTAATACCTACATTATTAGCAGTATTTGTCCAATTTGCTTTACCACCACTAATCGTAACTCCTGTACCTTTTGTCCAATCACTATCAGTATCAAAAGTACCATTCTGTACTACATTAGCATAAGGACTACCATTCTCAATATCACTAGCAGTTTGGTTTGTCATTATTGCAGGGTTACCATTTATTTTTTGAACTGATACGTTTTCTATTGAACCTATAAAACCATTACCAACAAAGCCTACATTAGCCGTAAGTGATTTAGTATATCTTACAAAAGTACCTGCTGCAAATATAATTTGAGAATCCCAATCTCCTCCATAAGCAGATAAATAACCTGAAGTGTATGATGATACAGTTATTGTTAATTTATAATGAGTTCCTACAGGCATTATTCCTGATTGATATAAAACTTGACCTGCACCACCACTACAAGTAGCAGTACCATTACTAATAGTCCAATTAGCAGCTTTATTCCAAGCAGTTGTTCCTGTAGGAAAATCTCCATCTACAAATAAATTACTACCTAAAGTAGCATTTGTTTGGTCTGCTATTAATGGAAAAGCATCTAGTGTACCACTACCCATTCTCCAATAACCTACTAAGTTAGATGAAGATGTATAAGCTGCTTGATTAGTGTTTAAGTCTACTGGTAATCCGTGATTGTATAAAGAAGATACTTCATTAGCAGTTAATGCTTTATTCCACATTCCTGATTGACTCATTTGACCATTTAAGAATGAACCATTTGATTGTCCAAAAAACCAATTACCTGTGTTATCTACATTTGTAGATGCTGTGCTTGATATACTTGTTGTTGATTTTAATTCTCCATTAATAAAAATCAATAAATTAGCACTTCTATCAATAGAAAATGCAATATGTGTCCATTTGTTTAAATAAGGAGTTAATAAAACAGGTGTTCCTGTTCCTGTAAAATTCCAAGCATAATTACCACCTACTCTTCCTTGTGTAGCAATTTGGTTTGCACCATTAGTGTAAAATATAACTCTATTACTGTTATCTTGAAATTTACCTGCAAAAGTAACATTAGTAGCACTATCTAAATTAACCCAAAATGAAAAACTAAAATCTGATGTACCTAAATTATTAAAATTACCTAATTGTAAATAATCATCAGCACCATCAAAATCAACTTGCTTAGTATTAAATACTGTAGGGTTACCTGATTGATAGTCATTTCTATTTACAAGTAGATTAGTAGGCATACCTTGATTGTATAGTGATGCTACTTCTAATGATGTTAAACCTCTATCAAATAAACCTAGTTCTGTTATTTTACCATTCCAATATTCTGAACCACCTCGCCATCTTCCTATATTAGCTTCTTGTGTTATTGAATTTAATGTGCCTGTTAAAACTGCACTAGCATTTTCAATTCCATTTCTATATGCTTTAATTGTAGCACCATTAAAAACTAATGTTAAATATACCCACTTGCCTTGATAGTCTGCACTAAAATAAGAACCACTAATTATTATATTATTATATCCTGAACCTCCTAATATTTGTAGGACTAAACCTGTTCCTGATTGATATATTTGAGAAAAAGCACCTTGACCTGTAGATAATAATTGATGTGCGCCTGAAGATACATCTGTAAAAACCCAAGCTGATACAGTATAAGCATTTCTAAAAACATCAGGTAAAACACCTGCATTTAAATAATCATCTGTACCATCAAACTCCATACTATTAGTAGAAGTGATTAGTGGATTAGCCGACTGATAAGCACCTGCATTAAGCATTAGGTTTGTAGCATCACTCTTTAGTTCTTGTACTACTACGTTATCTATACTACCTACAAAACCACTAGAAAAAAATAAAAAATCTCCACCTGCACCTACACCTATTAAAGTATGAGTTCCATTTGAATTTCTGTATGTTGTAGGAGAAAGGTTACTAAATGCTATACTACCACTAGAATAATTAGATATAGTAAATGAAACTTTAAAAGTCTTTCCAACAGTTAAAGAACCCGATTGACCTAATGGACTACTACCTGATGAAGCTACAGTTATATTAGCAACCCCATTTTCTATTGTTGTTCCTGCACCTAATGTCCAATTCTGTGCTACTTCTCTGACTGTTATGTTTGTAACTGAACCTGCAAAAGTTGAACCTGCAAATAAGTTTATGCCATCAGAGCCACTACCTGCAATAATATAAGATGTTTTTATTCCATTTCCTTGTACATTTCCTGATTGATTACCTCTAACGTGAGGATTTATAACCCCTGACACATAATCTGATATTGTAAATTGTACTTTATATTGTTTACCTGCAGATAAACCCATTAAACTATTTGCTTGTTTTAAACTAACATTACTTGACTGTGAACCATCAGATGTAGCTTTACTATTTGCTTGGTCTATAGTCCAATTCTCAGCTAAAGTCCAATCTTGCCCAACCTCTTTTATTGATACGTTGTCTATTGAGCCAATAAATGCACTACCAAAAAAAATTCTATTATCTAATCCACCTGCCGTAAAATAACCTGTATAAGTACCTGTTGAATTTACAAGAAACAAACTACTTATATTGTTCGCTGCACCACCAAATATAGTTAATGCACCACTAGTAAAAACTTTAACATCAAAAGATAAATAATAAATCTTTCCTGAAGTCAGCATATTTTGATTTAAATATTGACCTCCTATGCCTGTAAAATTAGCAGAACCACCTGATATAGTTATTCCTGTTCCTTTAGTCCAATCACTATCTGTTGCAAAGTCGCCATTACTTACTTTTTCTGAACTTATTTCACTAAAATCTCCATTACTTACTTCTTCGTTTCCTATCTGAGCAAAGTTACCATTAGCTATTCTATTTTGTGTATAGTAGGTATTATACATACGAGTAATCTCATCTTGCTTTAGTTCTCTATCAAATACTGCAAACTCATCTATTTGACCTTCAAAGTAATTACCTCCTGCTGCTTTATCTCCACCTATGCTTAATGATTCTGTGTATGTTTGAGGAGTTCCACTATTATCTGTTTGGGCTACAGTTTGTAAAACACCATTACAATATAATTTACAATTATTCATATTGAGATAATCCATATAAACAACCCAATGATTCCATTCTCCGTTATCTTGTTGTGGTACATCATTCCAAAAAACAAAATTAGCCCCAGACAAAAATAATCTAGGTCTTGAACCATCATAATTAAAATGAAAAGCTGCTTGACCTACACCTCCATGCCCAAAAACACCTCTATTCTGTACAGTTGTACTTGACTTAGCCCAAAAAGCATAAGTAGTATTTTGTAATACAGTATCTGCACCATCAGTAACTATAACATCATCTACTCCATCAAAGTCAATAGAATACTTATTTACAAACCTATAGATAGGTTGTGTAGAGTTGGTTAGCTTGTTTGCTAATGCTAACATATATTAGTTTTTATAAGCAATAGCAAGACCTGAAGTCAGAGTTATAGCAGTAGTATTACCAAATAAAGTCATCCCAGCAGGTATTGTCGTTACAAGTGCTGCTGATCCTGTAGAATTAGCCATAGTAATTGCAGATATTACACTTTCCTGAACAAAGTATATTGCATAATAATCTTTACCTGTTTGTGCAGTAGTTGTAAAAACCTCTACCCCACCTAATCCACCTAATTGCTCATTTAATAATGCTTGTGTATTTTTTATTCCCATTTTTTTATTTTATTAACTAACGTAAACGTAATTTGTTTGTGCAGGTCTTGTATAAGAATCATACTTTACTTCTTCTCCACCTGTAGGTTCTTTTATGTATAGCTTACCTAACTCTACTAATCCTTGTACTATGCCCTTAGAGTTGCTTGGAGGGCTTAATACATCTGTTTCATTTATTGGTGCAGTACCTGTAGCTAAAACAGGATTTGCACTATTCCAACTTACCTCATATACTTCGTATGTCCAATATCCATTAGGTAAAAAATTTACTTTACCTGTAAAAACATCTTGCAATGCAGTAGTGCTAGGTGTCATATTAACTCTTGTATATCTATTATTTACTAATTGTGTTTGTCCATAAGAATAAACAACATTTTGATCCATATCATTAGTTAATTTATATAGAAATCTAATTTGTGATGAAGGTACTGATCTATCTATTCTTTTTTCTTCTGTTGTTGTATAAAAAGTATAAGGTTGATCGTATTGTCCATGTATCATATTATATAATAGAAAAAAGTCTTTTTTGTTTGGAAAAAAAAAGGACTACCGAAGTAGTCCCTTAAATTTATATATTAAATCTTATTACGCCGTTACAACTGCACCTATAGTAAATCCTGAATTGTCAAACGGAACTGCTGTGTAATCAGCTACTGTTTGCATTGGAGCAAATTCTTGACCATCAAATGTCCAATCGTATCCGTTTAAATCCGCAAAAGCTGCTCCTGAAGCATTAGTTCCTGCATTTAGGTCTAATCCATTTACTGCTCCTAAACATAATATTACATTATGGTCATTAGTTGATAATACTTGATTTAATTGTACAAATACTACTAATCTATTTTGTGCTAAAAGTTTTAATTCATTTTGATCTGCTTTGCTTAGTCCTGTTAACTTTACATTTACAGATGGAGCATATACCACAGTACCATTTTCAGTAGAGCCAGTAATTGTTTCCGTAACACTAGCATTGCCTCTCCTTACTGAATATCTGTATATATCATTTGTACCCATTTCAATATCAGTTATTTCAGATGCTACAGTTGTTAAAGAAGTAATTTCATCTAATTGAGCAAAATAAATAAACTTAACACCTCCCACTAAATCTCTACATGGGATTCCCCTTCCTTTTGTTAAATTACAAGCCATATTTTTATTTTTTTAAAAGTTAAAGAGAAGGAGATTTTACTCTCCCTCTCTATAATTGTGTTAATTAGTTTTGTTGTACTATTTCAGCACCTATTCCTACTTGCACACCAGCAGAATATTTAGCAATAACACGAACATTGTCCGATCCATCAAGAGGTCGCATGTCTAAAAGACGTAATTGAGCCATGTCAGAAACTA